TTCCCCCACGGACACCAGTGTCTGTCTGTCACGCACACACTCAAGCCGATTTGTCTTCCGGTGGCGAACACTGGTATAGCCCAATTTGTTCTAGAAACGAACATACATTCGACCTGTCTGCATAGAACAAACAGGTCTGATGAGTAGTTGCAACTAATCAAAATTAGCGTTATGAAACTGTCTGTCTCCTTTGCCAGTCGGTTGCAAGGTCAAAAATATAAATATCATAATAGATAGTTGTAGAAGTATAACTTGTACCTTCTTTCGCCAGCGGATGAACTAACAGTGAACCGTCACTGTCTACTAGTGTTCCAAAAGTAGCATTTGCACCAGTTGAACCTGTAGAACCCCATCCACCACCACGGTATGCAAGTCCGTAAATTGTAGAAGCTGGAATCAGAAAATCTGGTAATTTTCCAATTTTTACATACTGCAACGAAGTAGTGTTGTTTGGTTTAAAAGTTCCTGCAATTCTAATTTTGATAAATCTCGTTCCAAAACGAATATGACTTCCGTTTAAGTTTGGCACAAATTCATCTTTGTTGGTAAAGATTCCAGCCTCATCCAGATAGTTTCCATTCACACGTTCCCAATAATCACCTAAAGCAACCGGCATACCAGTACACAAAACATTGAGAATAAATCTAGCAAGAATTTTCGTATATCTTACAGTATAGTGAAGATAACCACTGTTCTGTTCCTCATAAAATTCTGCTTTCATACGGTCAGTCTCAGGTGTTATTACAGGTGCATAGGCAAACATGTCTATAAAAGTCCATCCGTTCTGCTGTGCATACTGACTGAAATATCTCCAATATGCAGTTTGTGGAATAATCCACTGAGCCGGTAAAACACGGTAATTTTTATACGTGCTAAAAAGGTAAACCTGACAAGCTGGATTAATAGACTGAATTTTGTTTCTAATGCTATCCATGATAGCCCCTAAATCAGTTAAGCTTGTCTGTTTCTTAACATCATTAACACCACACCATACAATCAGAATATCTGGTACATTTTCAGGGTGCAATGTCATATTCCTATCAAAAATGGCATACTGCTCTGCCATGGTATCCCCAGAGTGTGCCCCATTCATAACATGGCAGTTTTTTCCGACAAGCAATTTCTCAAATTCTGTTACCCAACTTCTAGGTGCCTGCCCATCACTCAAGCTGTCTCCTAAAACGTAGATGGTTTTGTTTTTCATAACATCCAGATAGGAAAGACCGCCATAAATAGTATCAATCATAGTTCCTAGTGTGCCATCATCTTTCCATCCAGTTAGAACATTATCTATTTCAGTTGGAATATTCTGAATAGCATCATCTACTTCTTTTTTGATTTCCGACAAGGCATCATCTACTTTTTTAACCACATTCATGAACCCTGTTTCTAGATTCTTAACCTTATTAATAATCCAGTCCAAATTCAGTTCGTGAAAATTTGTGAAAGGAAAATTGTTCCAAAAAGCCATAATTTATATGCCCTCCTTTTAATATACCATCAAACAAAATCTCTCTTTGAAATCTGTACAAATAATATTGGCAATATTAACATACCCATTCTTCAAAATTTTGTCAATATCCTCAATATCAAAAACAACATTCTCATTTTCTTCGTACTGATAACTTTCAGAACCAGTATAACGGACTGTTCCATCATTTGAAATATCTTGTATACTATCATACTCTCTCTGTTCTGATGGCGAATATGTACTCTGATTATAAGCACTGTTTGATACAGTCGATCCACCTTGCTCCTCATTGCTTGTAGTATTTGTAGTTCGTGTTGTAAGTTCTGGTGTTCGAGTACTCTTTTTGGTGAGTTTTCGACCGCCTTTAGCATCTTCTGTCGTGATTTCATCCTGTGCTAGTTTCCACTTAAGAAAATATTCCCACTGTGGCGACATTATATATGACCAAGCATCTAAAACACGTCCGAACCAAATTGGGTCTGATAATACAATTTCCATTTCTGCACACTCAAAAACAATATGCTCTAAGAGCTTTGTTTTTATGTTTAAGAGAGATTTAGGTAAATTAAAATTCTCATTTAAAAGTTCCGGGTCATAAGTTAGCAGTCCCATTAATGACATTGTTGCCATCATCAGCACCCCCATTCACAGTAGCATCATGTCTCCAATCTACTTTTATATTTGCGCCAAACATTTTGTTGACTTTTTCAACACATTTTTTCAAAGTGTCTAACCATAGTTCTGCTTTGCATCGACATTCAGCATTATTAGCATTTGCTTCGGCTGTTATCAAACGTTCTTTCTTGTCGCTTCGTACATTATCAATGCCAATTTCATTGTTGAAAAGTTCTTCCCATCTTCTCATGCTGTCCTGTAAATCTGGTGCAATGAAATTACTTTTTAAATCCTGTGCAAAAGTAGTCCATGGTTCGTCACTGCCACCTGTCGGATTAGCACGTCTTAGTTTTTCATCATAGAAAACAGCGGTGTTACCACTCATTATCTGGTCAAGAATTTTTTTCAGAGATTCTGCACCTGCCTTATTTCTAGCACTGAATACATAACTTAGTTTTGAATTCATGATATTAATGGTAGTTGCTTCTGCTGTAATAGCCATTTGGTCGGCATAGTAATTAATCAGGTCAATAATTCCAGACCAATCCGGTGTTAATCTGATAACCTCACATTCTACGCCAATTCTTAATGGTTTTGTCTCCTTGAGTAGTGGGTTAGTTACTACAATATGCGATGGCTGATAATAGATATCATATCCTTCGATTCCTGCTCCCTGACATATAACTCCATATCGGTCAGTTTCAAGAACCCCAACAAATCCCCATGTATACAGGGTATACAAAAAGTAGTTCTCACTCCATGTTTCGGGCAACTCCCACTCGAAAACACTCATTGCTTTCTGTAGAAGATACTTCACAAAGTAAGCATGTAAAGCATTGTTTTTGCAGTGTAATGTACTCGGACTGTACATACCATTGTAATAATTGATATAATCTTGTCCGGCAGGAATTGTATTATATCCGTTGTACAAATTTTTTTCACCCCTTTCTAAAAACAGTCGCCCAGTACTGTGCTCTTGCTTTTCTTTCTTCCATTCTAGGTGCACCCGGTCTTTCATATTCCCAACAAAATGCTTCAACTAAATAATCAATGTTATGATGCTGTTGGTTAAAAGCCCATTCCGTCCAACTGAGGTTATAACCGTACCCCTTATACCATTGTGGTTCAATACCCCAGTTTTTGCTACCTGTTGACTGTTCAAATTCCGCATATATAACTCTGCATTGCTTAGAACCATCATACCAGTCATTAGCAGAGCCATAAACAACTTTCATAGGATTTGTCAAGTCTGTACCAGGAGTCCACTGTACAAGTCCCCTACCTGGTCCGGCAGAGGTAGTACCTCCACCAACTTCAATTAGTCCGGGATTGAGTGTAGATTCAGCGTCCATATTTCCGATTAATGCACAAACGCTGTCAGAATCCCATCCAAGTGTTTCATGAAAATACTTGTAAATATTAGCGGCATTTCTTTGCTGTTCTGCTCCATTTTTAGCAAAATATCCGGCAGTAGTATCAGTAACTTTGTAGAACCAGTCCCCAACAGTAGGTACAACTCCCGGGTCGCCGGGGGGATAATTACCAGTCGTTGACCGCCCTCTTATATAAAATAATAATGCATTGTCCTGATATGAACTTTTAAGCATAATACACACCTCTCTCCAACCATTCCCGAACCTGATTGATTTCGCTTTCAAACGCAAATTCCAAACCTATAGAACCGTTTTTGATAAGATAAAAACCCTCTCCTAAATCAGCCATCTTACCTGTACTGCAATATGGTTTCCCAAACATTCCATTGTTATAATCAACAACATGGGAAAATTCTTGCTCAAACCATAAACTTCCTAAAGAGTTAATTAGTGAACCGTCCCCACTTTTCACAACGCTTTTACCCCTGAGACTGTTAAGAGCATTACCAATGTTAGCTCCTAAACCAGTAGGTAGAAACTCTCTGGAAAGCACATCCCCATTAATACTTTTATTTTCGTTTCCGATAGCGTCAAAACCACCAGATATAAGGTTAATCAGTCCACTAACAGCACTTGTTGCGACAGTACTTAAACTTACAGTATCATCGGTAATGTTTCCGACTGTAATAGGGCAAGAGATATTTTTGGACGCTAAAGCCAGTGTAGTACTTCCCTGATATGCTCTCAACTCACAAATTCCGGTTCGGGGGTCAATGATTACACTCACGTTAAAAGAATTTCCTGCGTCCAAACTGTTCATGTCGATAGGCATATACCCAAACACATGGGAAAATAACGCTCCTCTTGTATAAGGGGAATTATTAAGATAACTACCTCTAGCACTCTGAGGATGTGCAGTTGTTTCAAAAGTCAATGTTTTACTTATTAATGCCTGATTGTCAAGAATACAACTGGTATTTCCTGCCTGTCCAGTCATACCAATTTCCCACCATCCAATATCAATGTTAGAAGGAATGAAATCTGTTGCAACTGTCATGGGCAACCAAAAACATTTCAGCATATACTGACCCGGATTCACAGCAGCTTTTAACACAGCTTCTGGTATATCAGTGATGGGAACTTTCATCCAGTCAGTAGAGGAAAACATACTCTTAATCACATTTTTCCATGCCTCAGTTTTGAAAAGATAGTAATTAACAAGACCATTCTTTCCCAAAATACAGCAAACAAAAGTGCCGCCACTCCAATTAGAATCGTCCCACATAGTTTGTTTAGTGGTTGCAAAAGTTTGTTTTGCTGTTGCAGGATACATTAAATCAATAATATTCCCATTACTAGCAACACTACAACGTTCAATGTAAAAATCTTTTTGAGCTATTACATCCCTATAACTTGCCAGTACATCAACATTTAAGCTTAGTTCCCAATTTCCAACTCCGTCAGCCACAGTCCATTCAACCACCCAGTAATAACGATTGAATTCTTTAATCCGCACAAAATTCCATACATACGGATTAGCACTATAAGGAAAATGTAAAATAAGGGTGGGGGACAATACCCCGCACCCCTCTTTTAAAACCGCCTTTTCAGTTTTTTGGATAGCTGATTCCTCTGGAACAAATGTACTGTTTTTTCTTTTTGAAACTTGAAAAAAATCAACTGTTAAAGCCATACACACTCCTTAATCCAGCAGAAAAACAACACCGTTTTCGGTAAAGTCATTGTAATATTTGTCATTAAAGTGATACCAGAAATTAGTGTAACCACCCCGAGCATTAAACCGACTGGCACTTGACCATTGACCGTATGTCGTAATGCCAACTGCTTCTTCATCAAAAAGTACCCCAAAAATATTTGAAGTGGTTGTTCCTGTTTCATCGAATAATATTGTACCATCAGTATTTAAATATGATGCATTAATATTAATGCCGCCAGGTGTGTCGATAGACTGCCAAAAATTAACCTGTTCGTGGTCTGCCCACTTAAGATACTGGTCATTGTATACACTAGAAAGTACACTGGCATCCATATCTTTCAGATACTCAGAAAACATATATAATTTCTGCTTATTTTGAGGTGTATGCCTACTGATTTCTTTTCCAGTAACATTAATGTGGAATTTCTGAGAACGTTCTGACATCATTCCAGAAATAAATCCGATATAGCCAAAAGCCCATTTAATAAATGGAACAAAATTGGAGGGCTGTCTAACAGTATCAGTTGTGAGTGTTGTTCCTGCGACCTCATTGTATTTTGTAACCAGATGAATAACATTATTAATGTCACCTTTAACTTTGCCCCCAATAAAGTTGGCAAGTGTCATTCTGGCAGTACTTTCATGACACTGCTCAATCATGTCATTACAGTTCTGTACAATCATTGAAATAAATCTTTGAAATTCATCTTCTGAACTGAGTGCGATATTTAACTGGTCACGGAATATTGTATAATGTCTAGCATAGATATTCTGACCATAGAAGTTAGTTTGCAAAATTTTAGGGGTGCTAACAATTTGGTCGTCAACGCTTTTGCCATTCTCTAAGTCATAACGTGTATCGGTTTCCCAGTCGTTATCGCCAATATTCAATTTCCGCACGTGGTTTCCAAAAGTGACAGAATCTTTCATAAGACCTTTAAATTTTGCCTCGTATGGTCGTATTGAAAAGATTGTTTTTGATAACACCTGAGAAATAGCACTTAATAAGGCATCTGTGTCAATTCCTAGACTAGTTGTAGCAATGCTGGTAAAGTTAGCTGTATTGATCGAATCTAAATGGGAAGCACCAGTAGCCTGCTTAATGATAGAATTAAGTACAATACTACTGTTAAAATTCGACACTTTAGGTTTTAAATTAGAAATAGTTGACATTGATCCCATAATTTATCTTCCCCCATTCTGACCACTGGGTCTAATAATCTCAGCTAACATATCGTCAACAGACGGCTGTGCCTGTGTCGGTATCTGACTGTTAGCAATTCCATTAGCCTGTACTGCTCTTGTAAGATTGTTGATTGTCTCAATTAATGGGTCGTTGTTTTTAACAACCCCACCATTACCCATATCCAACTGCATCTGCTGACCGTTCTGCGCCATTGCTTCTGCATAGAACTGTTCCTGAACACCCTGCTGTGGATTAATCGGATTACCAAACCCCTGAATAACTGGTGCTGGCTGTCCTGCTGTCACTGGTGCAACCCCTGTCGGCTGGACTGGCTGTGGCATAAATCCTGTTGCTGGTGCTGGTGCTGTTGCTGGTGCTGGTGCTGTTGCTGGTGCTGGTGCTGGTGCTGGTGCTGGTGCTGGTGCTGGTGCTGGTGTCTGTGCCAGTGCCATGATATCAGCTTTTGTGAAACCTGCTGATGTTAATGTAATTAATTGTTCAAATGTCATTTATTTTCTCCTTTCGGTGTGAGATATTGTATGTATGCGAAACCTGCCACCATTTCCCCTGTAGGAAGTTTGGCTTGTCCTAGTACCCATTTAAGCGAACTGTCGAACAAGCCAAAAGAAAAAAATGAAGAACCTTTTTTCAGTGAGGTGATTACCTCAGAATCGGTAGTAGGCTGTGTGCGTAAAAATAAATCGTCCTTTTTGGTTGTGACTTCACACTCACCATAATATTCTGGATGGGGGTGCAAGTCTGTATATGTTTCCGGCATTTCGTCGGTTGTGATGATTTTTGCTGATAGATTCATGCTGTTTCATCCTCTCCCAGTTTGTCGAGAAGTCTCTGTAAAATCAGAGTATTGTTATTTAGAGCGTCTGTCATTTTGTTCATTTCTTCCTTGTGGCTCTGTGTTTCGGTATACCACAAGTAAAAGGTTACACACAAACAGGCAACTGGAATGCCTAGATTAGAAAATAACTGTGCAAATGCGTTTACGTCCATGGATTATACCCCCTCTTTTTTAGTGGGGCAGGTGTGCCTTTTGCGTTGGACGAACGCACGTTCACCGTTTCCGACGGTTGTCCTTGAACTGCACACATATGTCTACCCTCTAAAGACATTATATCACATGTGGAAATAAGTGTCAAGAAGATACTTTGATTCGAGGTCGGAAAAATAGATGAGGTCATTGAGATAGTATATGTTCCATATCCAAGAGTATTTTCGCTTAAGTGCCAGAACAGCTTTGTCAGTTACTGCGTTGTAGCATTCCTCTGGTGTGCCTTGTCTATGCTTGCAGACATATAGTTTTTCCTGTGATTTGTGAGTGTAAATTGCAATTTCCCCGAAAAACAAAAGTGGAATATATTCTGTCAAATTTTGAGTTTTGACATCAGAAAAATCCATGTCAAAAAATTCATTGTCCAATGATAGATGTGCGAAACCACTGTCTTTTCCTGTCATTTTGTAGAGTGAAGTTTCGGCTTTCAGTTTGGAAATTGGGGAGTTACAGAGGTTGTATAATGCGATACCCCGGTCTTTGATGAAATATGTTTCTCTCTTCTTTCGTGACATTTCTGATACTTTTCGGATTAATCCTAATTGTGCGAATAACTCACATCCTATATTATCACTGTTGGAAAGACAGAACACCTGTATGGGTGATTTGCCCTGCAACTCCCTGTTTCGGTTCATGGTTTCATAGCCATGCAGGAATGATTCTGCCACCCCACGTTGTATCTTGTCTCCCTTCTGAGGAATGAACTCATCATATATCCAGATTTTAACATCCTCTGCTGAAAATCCACGTAAGTTTGAAATAGTACTGATTGCTGACGCATAGCCCAGTGGGAGTCCGTCTGGAATGTTCTTTCCTTCTTCATTTGCAACACAATTATAGAATCCTGCGATTTTGGATATTGGAAATGGCTGGATATTGGTGCTATGGTAGTCATTAATCGCCTTAACTGGTGTAAGTTCGGGATTTTTAATGATGTCTAACTGTGTCTGTTTTGTTCGTGAGTACATGAACACTTGTTTATTTTTTATGCAATATTCTAATGCCCCGAAAGTTTTACCCGTTCCACGACCCCCCCAAATAAAGTTAAAAGGATAGCCTTGTTCGACTATCCCCTTAAAATTTAAGTATCCTTGTTCGTTGTAGAGTTTAAGATTCTTTGACATATATTGCAGTCATGTACTCACGGTTGTTTTTGCTTGTTTCTTTTCGGAACTCAACTGTAAATGTATCCAAGTGAGAACGCTGTGCCAGTTCAGCAATTCTTTCAAATGTGCGGATAAATGCTGGTGAAGAAGTGACATATACATCACCATTAATTGTAAGTATTGTCAGCAATCTCATAACATTTCCATTATTATCATATTCTTCGTAAATAGCGAATTTATGAACTGTTACAATTTCTCCACTGTTGTTTTTCACAGCTTCTCTATCTGGACTTTCAAACATATCATAGCTGATATCCATGTTCCACTCGTTGTCCATGATGTTTGTTTTTATGATTTCCATGTGTTTCACTCCTTCTGATGTTTGGGAATCCATTTGTTTTTTTTTCTCCCTCGTATTTGAATTTCCACTCATTATATGACAGCTGATATGGGAAACGTGCAACTTTGATTTTGTGTGTTTGTTTTCATATAATGAGTGCATGTTATTCAGTTGTTTAGTGATTAATTCAAGAAAGGCTTATACAAAAAAGAAAAATTAATTTTCTACTTTTGTAGCGTATTTGATGAAATCCTCGTCGGAAAGCTTGTATTTGTCAGTTGTGAAGTATGAGGAAAGTTCAAACTTTTCAATGCCGTGTACCTTTTTAATGTACTTTACAAGCTGTCTTCCAGACATTGAGGTAAGTACTTCGCCTGTTATTACATCACCTGATGGGGTTGTAGCTTTGTAATGAGTTGTGATAACTGTTCTTGTCATAACTTTTTTTCTCCTTATTTGTGTTGTTTTTTTTTGTTTACATTGTTATTATAGCATTGTTTATGTTTATTGTCAACAAGAAATTTAGGTTTTTATTTTTTTGGTGTTTGTTTTGGTGTATATAATAAGGAATTATTTTTAAAGTTGCTGAAAGTTATTGACATTTAATAACACTTGTGGTATTATAATACTTGTAAGGAACAAGAAAACAATATAGTTAAAGAAAAGGAGAATAAATAATGAAAAGTAAAAAACTGGTAAAAGATGTGAAAAACTTTCTGTTTGATTTATGGGAAACAAGACATTTTGTAAAAATTAATAACATCGTTTATAACGCCGACACTACAATATTAGCATACGATGCTGAGAAACAATGTTTTGAGATATACCGCTTAACAGACTATAATCTTGAAAATGTAATATGTACAGTCAAAAAAGAGGATGTTATATACGTTAATGATCAAAAAATTATTTCGGATGTTGACTTAAAAAACATAATTAACGAAAGATGGACAACTGCTCAATGTATGAAAATAAATAATTTTTTATTTATTATGAATGAATGCTATAATTTATTCATATCAGATAAACTACTAATTTACAGACATGGCGTTGGTACAGAAATCAATGTAGAAGAAATAAATTCTTTAATAATTGATGAAGAGAGGGTGTTATAATGGCTACATTTTTGTTAGGAGTTTGTGTGGGTTTATGGTTAATGCTTTTTGCTGAATGGTATGATAATAGGAAAGGGGGTGATAAAAGATGAAAACTACTACATCAATCAATTTTGACTGTGAAATGCTGAACGCATTAAAGCAGTATGCGTCTGACAATGACAGAAGTGTTAGCAGTACGGTATGCCTTTTAATTAATGCTTCGGAACCTTATAAAAATTTTATGCGTGAAAGAAAGGTGAATAAGAGTTGACTAAAAAACAAAAGCAAGCTAGTTATAGTAATTTGAGAAAACAGGTTCTGCAAAAAATAAAAAAACTAGAAAAAAGCCCATATGGAAAAGATATACAAAGCACTATCAATTATTTTAAGGAAAGACTAAAACCAGTAAATCAGTTAAAAGATTCAAGAGACCTGACATATGCTATGAAAGAAGCAGAAAAAGCTAGTCAAATGAATTGGACACAAGCAGAACGAAAACGAAAAAGGAAAAACCGTGTTGAATGGTTGCAACAGGAACTTGGTGAAGTTAGAGTAAGAAATATTAAAGATGTAAGAGACTTTGACAATTTCATGGAAGCGGTTCGCGACTTTTCAATAGGGACTATCTATGATAGTGAAAGGGCTATCCAGATATATAGGGAAAATCCAGAACTAAGCAAAAAGGAGTTACTAAAAAAATATGATGAATATAGAAAAGACTTCTTTAGTAGGCGTTCAAACAATGTCTAAAATAATAAAAGAAATAAAGGCAGAAAGAAACTTTAAAGGTAGAAAAAGGTGGGATAAAACTATTTTTAGAAAGTGCATATGTGCTTTCGACATAGAAACCACCTACGAGGAAAAAATTGAACAGTCCTTTATGTATATATGGCAGTTTGCAATGATGGATATAGAAACTAAAAACGTTTACTATTGCTATGATAGAAACTGGAATTCTTTTGTCAGTCTTATTAATGATATTAATGATGAATATTTATCAACGTTAATTTTCGTTCATAACTTGTCATATGAATTTCAATTCTTTCGACACTGGTTAGAAATAACCGACGTTTTTGCATTGAAAACTAGAAAAATTTTAAGTTGTAAATCTAATAACGTAATTTTTCGTTGTAGTTATTTGCAAACCAATAAAAGTCTGGAAAAATTCACTAGTGATATGAAAGTGGAACACAACAAATTAAATGGTGAAAAATTTGACTATAGCAAAAACCGTTTTCCATGGACTGAAATGGATAACTATGAAATTGCATATTCAGTAAATGATGTTATAGGTTTGGTGGAAGCCATGAAAAAAAGAATGGATAATGATAATGACACTCTTTACAGTTTGCCTTTGACATCTACTGGATATGTAAGACGAAAAGCAAAACAAGCTATGAAAAGCTTCAACTATAAACAGTTACACGAAATGTTCTTTGACGAAACTGTTTACATTCTTTTGCGAAATGAATTCAGAGGGGGTGACACACACGCAAACCGATATCATTCAAATAAGATACTGAAAAATGTGGATAGTTGGGATAGAGTAAGCAGTTATCCCGACGTTATGCTTAATTGTGAATTTCCAATGAGCAATTTTGCACCACGTATGATTAATGATATCGGGGAATTGCTTAAACTTTGCGAAAAAAGACACTTATGCTTCATAGGAAAATTTGTATTAACAAATCTTCGTCAAAAAGATGTTTACTATGGTGCTCCATATATAAGCAAAGATAAAACGTTAGAATTGTCAAGCCCTGTATGTGATAATGGCAGAGTGCTATCATGTGACAGAATTGTTTTATCACTCACTGATATTGATTATCAGATAATTAATAATGAATATGATTTTGTTATAGAAATCATTTCAGTTTATACCGCTAAATATGATTATCTTCCAGATGGTTTAAGAAAATTGGTTATTGATCTGTTTAAAGGTAAAACAGAATTGAAGGGTATAGAAGAAAAAAAATATGATTACATGAAATTCAAAGAACTAATTAATGCACTTTACGGAATGTGTGCCCAAAATCCTATCAGACCCGAAATCATATACAATGACGGCGAAAAACCATTCAGAGTAGAACCTGTGCAAGATTTACATGAAGCAATGGAAAAACATAATAAAAAAGCTTTTCTATCGTATGCATGGGGTTGTTGGGTTACATGCTGGGCAAGGTATTATCTTAAACGAATGATTAACATTGTGGGTGATGATTTTGTTTACTGTGATACTGATTCTGTAAAATTTATTATCAGTGATAAATACAATACTATTTTAGATAACATAACAAAATTAAACAATGAAATTAGAGAGAGGAGTATAAAAAACAAAGGTTATGCGACTGATTCATTTGGTAAAACACATTATCTGGGAGTTTATGAACAAGAGAAAAAATACAAGGAATTCAAAACATTGGGGGCGAAAAAATACGCATATGAATATGAAGACGGAAAATTTGGAATCACCATTGCCGGTGTACCAAAAAAAGAAGGTGCTAAAGAACTTAAGACATTGGAAAATTTTAAAATCGGATTCGTTTTCTCGAACTGTGGAAAACTGGAATCACGTTACAACGACTTGGATTATGGCACGTATAATCCAGATGGACAACCAGGTCATGATATTGATATTAGAAGTAACATTGTGTTACGACCAACAACCTATGAAATTGGCATTACTGATGAATACAGTAGAGTTCTGATGGATGCCGAAAATTGGAATATGTTTAAAGAGGCAGAAAGGATGAAAAGATTATGAGAGAATTTTTTTACTTGTTTTATTTATTAACAGGGGCTTTAGGAATATTCATTATTACAATGTTTCTATTTGCTATTGATATTATTGTGGGATGGTTTACAGATGATGACAAATAAATATAATGAATGTACAAAATGCATTAATAGATATGCATGTAAACATGCTAATAAATATTCTACATGCGTATATAATAAAAAAGAAAATGACAAATGGAAAGAATTTTATTTAAATAGATTTATGAAGGTGGTATAATGACTATATTTATCTATGCAGGAATATTAATTTTCCTATTGACCTTGTTAATAGATTCACGTTAAAGTTAGGCGGTTTACCGCCTTTCTTTTTTGTCTTTATGAGAACAAAATGGACTAGGATACCTGTTCGCCACCGGAAGACAAATCGGCTTGAGTGTGTGCGTGACAGACAGACACTGGTGTCCGTGGGGGAAAGACAAATGTCCGCCGTACACGGATACCTATATAGGCG